TCAGTCGACCGTGTAGCTGCCTCGATCCTCCGCGCACAAGCTGCCGCTACTGTTGGCGGCGGTCGCGCAGTTGTCGATGTAGGTCGCCAGGTGATGCAGTTCGATGAACTTGGGCGCCTTGGCGCTGCTGTCCAGGGTGGTCACCGGCAGGTTCAGGCGCCCCGAGGTGATGGCGCGGATGAAGTTGTCCGGACTCAGGTGGCGAAAGTAAACCGTGCGGACCCGGTCGATGGGCACCAGCACGTCGCCGTGGATGCGGAAAAGTAGCTCCAGCGTCTGTAGCGGCACTGGCTGCTCAGGCTGAGTGTTCATGGCAAGGCTCGATGTGGGTAATGACGCTCGTTCCGGTTGACAGGTCGGGTGATCATTCTTCGGCGAAGCGCGACGACTTGAGAATGCCGCCCACCAGGTGGATCTTGCTGACTCCGGCCTGCGGTATGTGGAGGGGCGGGTGGTTCTGGTTGACGCTGTCGAAGCGGTACACACCGTCGCGCAGGTAGATGTACTCCTTGATCATCGTCTGCCCGTCCGAGGTGCGCACCATCACTTCATCGCCCGTGTGGAAGGCCTTGTTCGGTTCGATCAACACGTACTCGCCGTTCTTGATCCGCGGGTGCATGCTGTCGCCGCTCACCCGCAGGCCATAGGCGTTGGGGTCGTCGCTGTGGATACGCAGGTAGCCGTCGCCATGGCCGACGGGAAAGTCGATTTCCTCGAAATACCCATGGGTGCCCAGTTGCGCATGCCCCACCACCGGCACCGTGCCGCCGCGGGCGTGGCCCACGTCCAGGGTGTCTGCCCGTGGCGCGAGTGCCGAGGGCAGCGCGTCGCCACCTGCCAGCTCGGCGAGGCTCACCCCCAGTGCTGGCGCGAGCAGCAGCAGGTCCGCGAGGCTGGGCTCGCGCAAGTCACTTTCGTAGTTGCCGATGCGCGACTGGGATGACCAGCCGCACGCTTCGGCCAGCGCTTGCTGGCTGAGCCCCATGCCTTTACGCAGGTGCTTGATGCGTTTGCCGAGGGTTTCCATGGTGACGCTCCGTTAATCACGATGTGAAATACTTATAGCGTAAACCCACCTTGAATAAAACACGGTTTGTGATTATTTTCAGGGTGTCGGTTACCGCAAAGGCCGGTACCGTCCTTCAACCCGTCGGGCGTCATGAGCGTCAGGGGCCGAGCCGTTATCGCCACCGGCAGGGTGGCAGGAGGAGCGTGGTGATTTCCTATATCGACGAGGCATTGCAGCTGTGGGCCGATGAGCGCCGAGCCGGCGACAACGATGCTGTTTCACTGGGCTGCAACGTCATCGCCTCGCTGATGGCGTCCCAGGGTGTGCTCTACCGTGGCTCGCCGGGTAGCCGTGTGCTGCTCGACAGAGCGGCGGAGATCGAATGGATCGTCGGCAAGCACCTGTCGCCGGAGCTGCGACAGGTGGTCATCGAGCAGTATTGTGCTGGCTCGTTGCCGAGTCATAAGTGGTCAGCCTGTGGCTGCAGTCGCTCACAGTTCTATCGGCGCCTGGGGAAGGCGCACACGATCATCCACTCTCAACTCCTGAAGCGCGCCGCCTGAGCGCGCGTCTCATTTCTGCGCCTGCCGATTCTCCAGCCTGCAGCGCCGCCCGGCGCACGTTTTCCCTCCTGACACCTGGATGTCCTGGCGACACGCTTCGATCACCGTGTCGGCCAGTGCGTACGCCCCTGTTTCGTGGGGCTGCGCTTACCAGACCCGATCGTGTCCGTTTTTTTTCGGCGGGTCTCCGCTGATGGCGGGCGGTGTGTTGTGACACCGGGAATCGGGGGATATAAATTCATCAACGTCAACGAGCTGGGCCCGTCGCCAGCTTGGCGGAGCCCGGCCGGCACGGCCGGGCTTTTTGTTGCCAGCCCTCTGGCGGGCATCCTGCGGGGCGCCGCAAACGGCGTCAAAGATCGTGCACGGCGACTCTTCGTTGCCGTCATCGACTGACCTGATCGGGCAATTCGTGACCCAGAGCCGCGCACGCGCGCGGGCCTCTTTCTTCCGTCCGCAGCGAGACTCGCGACTGTCCTCAGGCAGGCATGAGCCGGTTGCCGTGGCTTCCAATAACAACCCTGTAGATCGGGGACGTCGTCGTGGCCGTTGGCCACGGGGAGGATTTTGATAATGAGCGAGCCCGTAAGCGTGTTGATAGCCGGCACCTTGGGCGTCGACCTGCCCACCATGCTGAATGGCATCAACGGAGAGGCGGCGGTAGGCGCCTTGTTTGGAGCACTGGTGTACTTCACCACCACACACGAGTTGCCGCTATGGAACCGCCTGGCCTTCTTCTTGACCTCATTCGTGATGGGCTACCTGTTCACGCCGGCGATCGTCGATTTCGAACTGTATGGCATGCGTCCTTTTGCCTATTCCGGGCCGGCGGGATTCGCCGGAGCGGGGCTGGTGGTGACGATCATGCTGGCGGCAATCAAGCGTCGCGGGGCTCCACCCGGGGTCGGCACGCGGGGAGGCAACGATGATTAGTGTCGTACTCACACACACGACGTTCTGCCTGTGTGGCGCCGTTTTCGTGCGCTTGTTCACCTACCGCCGGCAGGGTGCCCGGTTCAGGCGCGGCATGAGTTGCATGGCGATGCTGCTGATGGGCAGCTCGGGGTCGGCAATGCTACAGATCATGCTGGGCGACCTGAGGTTGCCGGCACAAGCGTGGTCGCTGGTGTTGCTGCTGGCGGTATTCGCCGTGGCGGTGTTTCGCTCGGGAGGCAACCTGGCCGGGGTCATCCGCGAGAGCCACCCCCAGGGCCCGCCGGTGCATGCCAGCCAGGACAATGAGCGAACCTGACACCGTATCGGGCCGAACTAGCGGCATCGTTTCATAACGAGCGTGTGGCGCCGCACTGCGCTGCGATCACATGCATTACCCCAGGGCCGCTTGCCGGCCCCTTACCCAATGACCTGTTTCACCAACGCCCGCTGTCATGCGGGCTTTTTTTCGTCTGGAGGAAATACCATGAGCATTAAAACCTTCGACCAGATGGTCGCAGCCGGCGAATTCCCGCTGATTGGCTTCAGCGCCGCGGGGCTGGGCAACAACCCTTACGTGGACCCCATCACCACCGCTGCACTCGATACGCACTACCGCACCATCGCGCCTCGAGGGCATCAACCCGACTACATCCAGTCCTATGCGGGCGGCCTGGATGGCAAGCCGTTCGCCGTGCGCCTGCCGTTCGCCGGTGAGCGCATCGCCATTCTCGACGGCGCAGGTGGTTTCACCTTGCGCTCGGGCTACATCGAGGAGATTCGCAAGGCCATCCGTCATGTGCACAGCTGGGGTGGTTATTGCTTGCTCGACATGCACAACTACGCCCGCTGGTACGTGCGCGCATCGGGCCCGGTCGCCGAGCGCACCGTGCAGTCGTTCGCAGACGGCTACGCGTTGTGGACGTCGATTGGCGCCCCGGATTGTCCGGTCGATTACCCCTTGCTGGCGAGTATCTGGGCAGCCATCGCCGAGGCGTTCCAGGACGAGCCCGGGCTATTTGGCTACGGGTTGATGAACGAGCCGCACAATGCCGGTACCGAGGCCGATGGGGGGGTGGACGTCGAGGCCTTATGGGCCGCCAATGCACAGCGCCTGATCAGCGCCGTGCGTGCCGTGGATTCTCGGCACTTCATCACCGTGGCGGGCAATGCCTTCAGCTCGGCGCTGTACTGGCCGGATCGCTCCGACATGCTCAAGGACCTGGTCGATCCCGCCAATCGCCTGCTTTATGAGGCGCATCAGTACCCCGACAAGGAGGGCGTTGGCGGCGGCAAGTGGACGCAGGCCAACGAGTCGGTCAGCTACCGCGATCGGGTGGCTGACTGGCACCCCTACATCGACTGGCTCATCGCCAACGGTAAGCAGGGGATCGCGGGTGAGTTCGGCGGGCCGGATCACGTATCGGGTATGCGCAGCTACTTCACGGCGTTGCACAAATACTTCGATGCCAACCACGTCCTGCGTTTCCAGTGGCTGGCCGGCCCCGGTGATGCCGACGACGCGCCCAACGGCATGGATCGCAAGGACGGCACCCTCAAGCCCAATACACGCTCGCTGATGGCGCGTATCGGCAACACCACCACGGCCTACGGCCCTCGTTGAAGCCATCGACATGGCCCGCTTCGGCGGGCCATGTCGGGCAGGAGAATTCTCATGGCTCGTATCACCGCTGCCCAGGCGGGCGGCACCAACGTACTCGCCTTTCTCGACATGCTCGCCTGGAGCGAAGGCACCTCGACCGTTCCCCACAGTGACGACGGTTACAACGTATTGGTGGGAGGCACGCTGTTCAGCGACTACAGCGCGCACCCGCGCAAACGGATCGACCTGCCGCGCTACGGCATCACGTCCACGGCGGCCGGGCGCTACCAGTTCCTGGCTGGCACCTGGGATTCGATCGCCAGTGTGCACCACTTCCAAGGCCGCTTCACACCGCAGGCGCAGGATATGGGCGCGGTGAAATTGCTGGATGAGTGTGGTGCACTCGGGCATCTCCGTGATGGGCGAATCGAACACGCCATCATGGCTGCTGCGCCGATCTGGGCCAGCCTGCCGGGAGCCGGCTACGGCCAGCGTGAGCACAGGCTCAGCGACCTGTTGGCCAGGTACCGCGCAAGCGGTGGGCAGGTGGAGGCATGAGCGTGTTATCGCTGATCCCGTCGAACTACCGGCTGCTCATGGCGGCCGGCCTGGCCCTGACCTTGCTGGTCGGCGCCGCGGGCCTCGGCTGGCTCGTCCAGGGCTGGAGGCTGGGCGAGCGGATGGCCGAGCAGGGGCGGGAATTCGAGCAGCAGATCGCCCAGCGCGACAAACGCTACGCCGACACCCTGGCCACGGCCCAGAGCGCCGCTGCCAGCGAGGTGCGGCTGGCGCATGACAGACGTCTGACGCTGGAGCGGCAACTGCAGGCCATATCCCAGAACCAACACCGGAGACTTACCGATGCGCAATCAACTGCTACGCGCCTGCGTGATCGCCTGGCTACTGCTGAGCTACGGCTGTCAGTCCTACTCGCCAGCCCCGGTGCCGCAGATGCCGGTGCCGGCGCAGTGTCCCCCACCACCAGTGCCGGACGCCTGGTGGATGGAACCCGTCGAGCCGACATTGACGCAGGATCTGCTCAACGAATTGTCGGCATCGTCGAACGAGGAGACCGGGCGATCATCGCCCTAGGGATGTGCCAGGCATACGCAAGGACGCTCAGCCAGGCGCCTTAGCGCATGGCTATCCGCTGAGCGCCGCCCGGCCGTCAATGGCGGCGCCTGCTGCCCGGGGCGGACGTCGGGAATCCGCTTGTGCCAAGAGGCTTCGGCTGGCTCGAGGCCAGCCTTGCGTCCCGTACCAAGCCAGGTGCAACTGATGCCGATCAGGGGTTGCCGGGGTGTTCGACGATTTGTTCGGCTATCGCCGTGCCGGCCACATCAGCTTGGCTGTCGATGAAGATGGCCAGGTGGCGGATGTCGATGAACTTGGGGGCCTTGGCGCTGCTGTCGAGCGTGACAACGGGCAAGCCGAGTCGGCCAGTGTTCAGGGCCCGGGTGAAGTTGTCGCCGTTCAGGTTGCGAAAGTAGCGGTCGCGTACCAGTTGGACGGGAGCGAGCACGTCGCCAAATGTGCGAAACAGCATCTCGACGGTCTGCGCACGCGGCACTGGTGGTGGGCACAGCGCATGCTGGCTCATGCCACGTCCTTACTGGTCGCGGCCAGTTGGCTTGCCAGGCGTTGCAGGGGCAGCGTGCCGCTTCGCCGGCCGGGCATCGGCGCGGGTGTTGACTGTTGGGTACTCGCAATATCGCGCTTGAGGGTGGCCACGCATGTGCGGGCGGTCGAGCCGAACGCAACAAAACGAGGCAGCGGGGATGTGCTGGTGTGCGGTTCGACGATGGCACCAAGCTCCACCCCCTCCAGTCCATCGCCCAGGCGCAGCACCGCACGGACACGGTATTGGTCACCCAGGTCTTTACGCATGTGGTCCAGGGTCGCCTTGAGCAGCATATGCTCGCGCTGCAGGGACGCTCTTCTGCTGGACAGCGACACGCCGGCTGCCGTGGCGGCTAGCGTCAGGTTGGCCAGAACCTTCTCTGGCGTGAAACGTTCGCGCTCGAGTTGCAGCAACTCGATCAACAAGGTCTCAATCAATTCAGTGTCCATGCTGCTTCCTCTTCGGGTGTTCCCAGGCGATCTCTACGTGCGTGCACCAGGGCGCTCAGGTGTTGCGCCCTTTTCAGGCATTGCTTTGAGCATCGAGCGCCGCATGGGGCCAGGCCGTTTGGCGGGCTCTTCGAAAGGCTGGCTGAGGTTCATGGCGGTCTCTCATGCTGCGGCCGCGTTTCGCGGTGGCGCTGGTGTGAGTCCGTTCGATGGCCATCAGCAAGGGTTTGACGCACTCGGGCTCGCTGCCATGCACGCTGAACAGGGCATTACGCGTACACAGCGACCCAATCGGTTTGGCTGGTCCGTAGCGTGCGCCTGCCTTGGACCCAGCCTGGCCGGGGGCGAAGATCAACTTGGCTGGGCTGCGTGGATACGAAGGGGCTGTTACAGACATGGCGGGCTACCTCGGCTCCGTGATGAAGAGACGAGATAAATCTACAGGCTGGATTGTTACTTGGTCAACAGTTTTGCTTGTTATAGTTGTTGCACTTTCCACATCCCCCGGCCACAAATCTGCCACTCTTCGGTGACCTGGATGTAGCGCGGCTTCCAGTCGGGATTCAGCGCTTCAAGGAACCACATGCCGTCTTCCTGGCGCAGCCGCTTGAAGGTGACCGAGTTGGAACTGGTCAGCTTGGCGACCACGAAGTCGCCGGGCGTGGCTTCGCGGCTCGGGTCGATGACCACCTTGTCGCCGTCGTTGAAGCTGATCGGATCGGTTGGGCTGTGCATGCTGAACCCCTCGATTCGCAGCACGAACGCATTCGGCCCAACAGGGCCAGGCGCGTCAATCCATTCCTCCGCGTCGCCAGGCTGGAAGTTATCGACAGCTTCGCACCAGGTGCCTGCGGCTACTGAACCTATCACGGGCAGTTTCCTTTCTGCTGTTCCAACCACTACCGCGCTGGCGTAGTGGGGCGGTGTTTCCTGGGCCGTGTCAGGGCCAAGGCCGACGGGGTCTATTGCCTGAGGCGGGATGCCGAGAACGCGCGCAATCTGTGTCAGGTACTTCGAGTGCTTGGTCTTGCCGCTTTCAATCGCAGCGTAGGACTGCTGGGTGAATGCAACGCCTCCCAGCAATGCGCGGACCCGGGAAGCGACCTCGCCCTGTGACAGCTTGAGTTCGTTACGGCGTTTGGTGAAAAGGCCGGCGATGACCTTCTGGCGTTCGGCTTGAGTATTCATCGCTGCAGTTTACAAATTTATTTGTAGACAGGAAAACAAAAAAAACTGTTGATTGCCTACAGTTTTGCTTGTAGCTTGGCTCGGGCTTCACAAGAGGTTTATACCGGGGACTTCTATGCCGTTCATGGCCGAAGCGTTCGCCGTGGCTGCAGGTACCACCAGGGGCCGCTCCGCTTTGTCGAGAATGCTGCCTGACCGAGGTCGTGGGTTTTCCGGCCATTCGCTGCAGAGCCCGCCGCCGAACCTGAAGTCACATAGAAAAAAGGCGCCATGGGCGCCCTGATTCCCGGTGCCGCTGTCGCGGTAACCGCCAGTGCACGGATGCCCTGGGTTGCCTGCCGTCTCCACCACAGATCGGGCGGGCTGGAGCTGCGGGGCTCATGCGGAGCATGGGCCTCGCTACTTGGGTGCAAAGGTCTCTCCACCACAGATCGGCCGTTGCACGTGACCACATGACGAGTGACCACGACGCAACTGTATCAAGCAGAGGTACCGAGGTCACTGGCAGCTTATAGAGGAGCACTGCCATGTACCGTTCAAGTCGGTGCAGTGTCGAACGCGTCAAGCGTCCGACCCTGACACCCTTTCAGGCACTGCGCAATGCCGCAGGCGATCATCCGGGCGGCGTGACCGCCGTTGGTGGCTACAACCTCACGACGCTCGATCCCGACGGGGCCAGTACCGCCCGTATGGGCGTTGAGCCGAGCATTCGCGATGGTGCGTTTTCGGAGGCGACCCGTGACCGGTGCATCGTCGACGCGGTGCCACTGTCGACTGGCCATGCCGAGCACGGGCGACGGGCAGTACTCGTGCATGAAAAGCACACGGAGGACCGCACGGATGGCTGATATAGCGGATATCGCGAATGACCTGATGCAGTTGCGGTTGGATCATCAACTGGCAAGTCTCAGGCTGGCCAGGCAATGCCCGGTTGCTGAGGCGTGTGAGGAGTGCGGCGATGTCATTCCTGTCGAGCGCGTACAGGCGCTGGCCAAGATGCCCTGCCTTCGTTGCGTTGAGTGCCAGGACTTGCATGAGCGGCGCGGAGGTGAAACGTGGGCGTAAACACACCCGTCAACCAGCATGAGTACCTGAAGGATGACACCGGTAGCGGGCCGGGCTACACGCGTGGTCATGCGTACATCAGGCCTGCCGAATGGAAGAGCGGGCCTGTTGCTCTTGGCCAGCACAGAAAGGAGTATGCATTTTGATTCCCGAGATGGATGAGATGCTCAAGTTGTGGGCGCGTGATATGCACGGCGGGCCCGATACAGGGGGCGCCGGCAGTTCGGTATTGGGGCAACTGATGGATTGCAAGGGAGACGTGATCCGGGGCTCGCGTGGCGGATCGCGCATGTTGCTGCCGTGGAGTGCCGATATCGAATTGATCATCAATAAGCACTTGGACGCGCAGCTCGCCCTGGTGCTGCGCGAGCACTACTTGTGTCGTGACCCGGATCGACTGGACAGCCAGAAGTACACGGCATGTGGTTGTGGTCGTTCGCAGTTCTATCAGCGCCTGCACAGCGCGCACCTTGCCGTCGCAGGCATGCTACTCGCTCGCGCCGTGTAATCGGCGTACCTTCCTTGCTCGTCCCACCTACGCTTTGAGCGGGTGGGACGCCCCTGGCCCGCTTCGACCGTGGCGCCGTCCCGCTTCCCCACTTCCCCATACGCACGCGCAGGGCAGTGCGCGTGTATCGCGTGCAGCATTATTTCTCACTCTCCCTGCGGGAGAAGCGCGTGAGAACTGAGACGGCAGGGCAAGTCGTTGATTCTGATGGTTTTCAATCGTCCCTCTCGGTTCCGGGTCGGCGGGGGCGGTAGGCCGTCTCTCTGTGCCGGGAGCACTTAAAACGTTGTATGTCCGTTTTTTCTCGGTACGTTTCCGCTGATCGCAGTACGGCTCGACCTCTCGCTTGCTGGCACCGGAATGGAGGGGTATAAATTAGTCATCTTCAACGAGGTGCGTTACCAGCCCTCGGATCTAAAGCCCGGCCCCAGCGCCGGGTTTTTTGTTTGTGATGCTCGACAGTGGGTGCGCAGTGCCCATGAGCGGGATACTTAAAGGAAAGCCTCGTCGAACAGATGGTGTGAAACGGGGCTTCTTTGTTTATAGCCGTTTGCCGGCAGGGAGATTTCATATGAGCGACCCGGCAAGCGCTGCTGCTTTCACGGTTGCCGGCGCTGCAGGTGCAGGGCTCGCTGGTTTTCTTGCAGGTGTCGACGGCGATGCGGCAACCGGGGCGCTGTGTGGCGCTTTGGTCTTCGTCATGGCGCGCCCGGATCTGGGGTTGATCGAGCGATGGGTGTACTTCGTTGTCAGCTTCGTGATGGGCTACCTGTTCAGCCCGGCGTTGACCGACTTGGAGTTCCAGGGCATCCGCCCCTTCGCGTACTCAGGCCCGGCAGCATTCGCTTCAGCGGCTCTTGTGGTGACCGTCACGGTGGTCGCGATAAAGCGGCGTGGACCGGCCCCACCCGCAACGGGAGAGGCTGATGGCTAGCTTGATCATGACGCAGGTCACGTTCTGGTTGTGCATGGCGTTGTTCATGCGGTTGTTCACTTTCCAGCGAGGTACGCTGCGCTTTCGTCGGGGTATGTCGTGCCTGGCGTGGGTGACAATGGCGAGCGCTGGGGCAGCCGTCATCCACATCGCTCGAGGTGACTTGACCCTGCCGCGGCCTGCCTGGCCATTGGTGGCGCTGCTGGCTGTGTTCACCTGGCTGGTGTGGCGAGCGCGCGGCAACCTGGCTGGCGTGCTGCGCTCCGAAGGCCCTTGTTGGAATGGTGTTGATCGGCGACGTGCCGATGTGGCGAGTGATAAGTAATCGCCGGTCGAAGCGGCGCGGCTCGAACCTGAAACCGGGTCGGTCCGATGCACCGGCATGGGCGTTTTCGTTGAACGCCAGATTACCCGATGACGCACGCTGTGGTTTGAAATGCGGCTGCGCACGCCTAGTGTAAACGTCGTGAATGCCCGGTGGTGCAGGACGCCGGTTGCGAACTCGATCATGGCGTGCCGCTGGGCGCGATGCCTGCCATCCGAGGTCGAGTTCGCCGCGGAGCATCACCAGCAATGCTTCACCACGCCGTGAGCAGCGAGGGCCTTGTCCCCATACACCGCTCCAGGCCATGGTCGCGATACTGCCTACCGAGCATCGCAGCACGGCAAGCCGACAAGAACAGCAGATACCGCTGACGAGTACGTCGAGCGAGCGACACGCTGCTCGGTAGCAGTGCCGGCCGCATTCTCGCCGATGAACCCTGCATCTTGGCCAACGGCCAGCTCTGGTCGATGGGCCTCCCGTGGGCGTCCATTGCCGAGAGCACGCATCCTGAACCTTTATCACAGACCAAGAACCGCCATAGATCGGGCCATCAAGCGTGCCGTCAGGAACGCTGCCCAGGAGTAAGTATGTACCCACCGATATTCGAAACCGCCATCGCCTCAGATGCCGTGCTGGCAACCCTGGGCTCGAGCCCCACCCGGCTTTATACCTTTGGCGACGTCCCAGAGGGAGTGATTCATCCCTATGCGGTCTGGCAAACCATCGGCGGTGCGCCGAAAAATTATCTGGACGGCCGCCCGGACATCGACCTGTTCACCCTGCGAGTAAGGGTGTATGGCGACACCATCGACAGTATTCGTCAGGTGGCGGCAGCGCTACGCGACGCCATCGAGCCACAGGCCCACATCACGCGCTGGCGTAGTGAACGCAAGGATACCGAGACCGGCTATTACTGCCTGTCCTTCGACCTGGACTGGCAGGTCGATCGCTGAACACACCGTTAACACCCCCGACCGCTCAGGCGGTTTTTTTGTACCTGAAACACACTAGGAGAAGTAACCATGGCAGTTAAAACCCAAGGTAGTCAGCTGTTCGGGCTGTTCCCATCCCTGACCACGCCCGGCGATTTCGTCGTCTTGCAGGTCGAGAACATGAACAACTTCAATGGGGGCGGCAACCCGGCCGACCAGATCACCATCGAGAGCCTGGACAAGACCAGCCGCGAGTACCTAAAGGGCTTGCGCACGCCTGGCCAGGCAACCTTTACCATCGATGCGGACCCGCGCAACGAGTCGCACGCGCGCCTGCACCAGGCCGCCGAGTCGGATGACGAAGTCTACGACTCGATCCGCTGGGTGCTGGGCTGGTCGGACGGCCCGAAAGATGCGCAAGGTGGTTCGACCGCCTTGCCGACGCTGAATGCAGAGGGCGACGATTTCGTGTTGCCGACCTCGCGCACCTGGTTCCTGTTCGACGGCTACGTGGGCGATTTCCCCTTCGACTTCGCCGCCAATACCACCGTGAAAACCGCCGTATCCATTCAACGCTCCGGCAAGGGCGCGTGGATTCGCAAGGCCTAAGGTAGCTACCATGCAGCTCAACCTCGATACCCTGAAAACCCTGGGCGCCTTCACCGGCGCCCCGGTCGAGAAAACCATTACCTGGGCCATGGCTGGCAAGGACCACACGGCGACCGTTCATGTACGGCCGCTGTCCTACAGCTCCACTGTGGTCGATCTGCTGGCTCGGCGCGACGGGCTGGATGGCGTGGCCGGGCGGATCGCCAGCAGCATCGTCGACGCAGACGGCAAGCCGGTGTTCACCATCGCCGACATAACCGGCGAGGCCGACCCTGCTCGCGGCCCGCTCGACGGCAACCTGACCATCGCGTTACTGGCCGTGATCGGCGAGGTCAATGGGCTGGGAAAGCCCATGCCGGAAGCGAAGCCCCCACGCAAGTCCTCTGCGAAGAAGACGAACTCTGGCACGAGTTAGTACTTAACGGAGTCGGTGGGCGCACTATCGCCGAGGCCAAGGAACGGCTCAGCTACCCCGAGTTTCTGTCCTGGATACGCTTTCGCAACACGCGTGGCACCCTGCACCTGGGCATGCGCGTGGATCGGGGGGCTGCCCTGCTGGCGACCCTCTATGCGAACCTGAGAATCAAGGAGGGAGGCTACAGCGTCGCTGACTTCATGCCGTTCGCGGAACAGCGTGAACCGACGGTGGAAGATGCGATGGCGGCGTGGGGGTGATGCTGCACGGGTAGATCGCGACTCTCCCGGCAGGGGAGCGGCATGAAGCCAGTGGTTACAGAGCAGGCATCCAAGCGCCACGAGGGCCGTATGCTGGTTGGTGTGATCATCTGTCGTGTCGGCGTCGTTTCGCGGGTCTTCTCTGAAGACAGGCGGTGCATACGTTGTTGGGCTGGGCGTTTGCTCCCCTGGGCGCTTCGGTGCCTGGTGGAGCAACGGCTGGTTTTCCGCTAGACCCATAACCCGCTTCGGCGGGTTTTTTATTGCCAGGAGAAAGGCATGGCAAGCAACTCGCTCGGAGCCCTGAAACTCGACTTGGTCGTGCGGATCGGCGGATTCACGGCGCCGCTCGACCAGGCCGAGCGGCATGCACAAAAGAGTGCCAAGAGTATTTCGGACGCGGCCAAGTCTGCGTCCCAAGCCTGGTCAGGACTGTCTGGTGTGCTCACCAAGCCGTTCGTGGGTGTGTCCATAGGGGACATTTTCAGCAAGTTCGTGGCCGAGACCAGAGCCGCCGAGGCCGAGCAGGCCCAACTGGCGGCCGTGCTTCGCTCGACGGGGGAAGCGGCGGGCTTCACCCGCGCCGAGCTCAACGATATGGCTGCGGTCATGGAAGGACGCAGCATTTTCTCCACGGGTGACATCAACACCGCACAGACCGCATTGCTGGCGTTCACTGATGTCGCCGGCGACCAGTTCAGCACGGCCATGCAGAGTGCCATGGACATGGCGGCGCGAACGGGAATGACGGTGGCCCAGGCGGCCGAGACCATCGGACAGGCGTTGCGTGCGCCGTCGCAAGGGCTTGGCGAGCTGAGCAAGCAAGGCCTGCAAGTTACCGATGAACAACAGGCGCTGGCCAGGCAGTTCAAAACCACTGGCAAGATGGCCGATGCGCAAGGCATCATCCTGGACGCGCTGAGTGAGTCATACGGTGGTGCGGCACAGGCGGCACGCGACACCTTCAGTGGCGCCCTGACCGCTCTGCAGAACACAGTCGACGGCCTGCTGACTGGGCAGGACGGTAGCCTTGAGGCTGCACGCCTGAGTATCGAGGCGCTCAACGCGGCGCTGACTGACCCCGCGACCAAGGCGGGCGTGGTGGCACTCACCGATGCCATGGCCGGCGTGGCTTCCAAGGTCATCGAGTCCATCCCGTTCATCATCGATGCCGGTGACGGTGCGGTTCGCGTATTCGATGTGCTCGGCAACACGCTGGTCGGCATGTATGCCACGGCAGCGGCAAAAATACAGAGTCTGGCTGCCGATTCAGCCACCGCGCTGTCGTACCTCCCTGACTTCGCGGGGGGAGCCGAATTCGCGCAGCGAGCCGCGCAATACCGGGCCGATGCGAAGCTCAACCTAGAGGTTGCCGCGCAGGCGGCGGCAGCCATTCGCGAGAACCTCGAGAGGCCGCTCAAAGGCTCGGCCATAGCCGACCTGGTGAAGCAGGCCGAGCAAGCGAAGCATGTGCTACGTGAGGCTGCCGTGCCTGATCGGCCCAAGGCCTCGGCGGCAGCGGCCAGCGCTCTCCCTGCGGTGGCCGACAAGCCGCTGCGGGCATTGCCACGCAAGAGCGACGCGGCCGCGCAGGTGGCTACGGCGCACGGGGTGCAGACGCAAACGGATCTACCCACCTCAACTCGCCCGCTTTCTCAAGAGGATGTGCTGACCGACCAGATGCGTGAGCGCCTGGCGGTGATGGAGGCCATCAAGGGGTTGAGCGATGGCGAGCATGACGAGCATGACGAGAGGGCGGCACGGATCGTCGACCATGCTACTGCACAGACGCCCCATTACCAGGGGGCGGACGCGTTGCTTGGTGATGCTTGGGGAACGCTTCAGGAAATCGACGAAGCGCAGTCTGAACTGCAAGCGTGGTACGACGAACAGTTGCAGATGCTGGAGACCTTTCGGGCCGAAAGGGCAGACCTGTCTGCGATTTGGGATGCGGAGGAGCTATCGCTCAAACAGCAGCACGAGGATGAACTCGCTCGGATTGAACAAGCTCGCCAACTGGCTTCCCTGGATTCTGCCGAATCGCTTTTCGGCAGTCTGTCTGATATAGCACGGAACTTCGGCGGCGAGCAGTCTGGTATCTACAAGGCCATGTTTGCCGCGCAGAAAGCAATGTCTATCGCACAATCGATGATAGCCATCAAAACCGGGATCGCGTTGGCTGCAGCTAACACATTTCCCGCTAACTTGGTGGCGATGGCAATGGTGGCTTCGGCCACGGCGAACATCGTCTCGGACATTTCGAGCATCAGCCTCGTAGGCATGGCCCACTCCGGTATCGACTCTGTGCCGGCGGATGGCACCTGGCTGCTGCAGCAGGGCGAGCGCGTCACCACCGCCAACACCAGCGCCAAGCTCGACGCGACCCTGGACGACGTTCGCCGCAACCAGTCGCCCGGCATGGGTGGCAGGGTTGAACAGACATTCAACGTCAACGGCAACCCCGACCAGCGCACCATCGAACTGATGAAGCAAGCAACGGCCGAGGGGGCGGCGCTGGCCTATCGGCAGGTTTCCAATGACTTGGCGGCGGGCAGGGGCACCGTTTCTCGGAGCCTCCAATCGGGCTACGCCGTGGGCAGGAGAAAGTCGTAATGGCCGATTTACCGCAATATCCGCACCACCTGTTGCCCATGCCGCAGCAGGAAGGTTATGCGTTTACGCCTGTCAGCCCGCTGCTGCGCACATCGATGCAGTCTGGCCGGGCGAGGCAGCGGCGCAACTATCGTTCCACGCCCACAGAGGTGCCGATCACGTGGCTGTTTGTCAGTGACGCTCAGGCTCAGCTGTTCGAGGCGTGGTTTCAGGATGCGCTCGCCGACGGGGCCCTCTGGTTCGAGATGCAGCTCAAGACCCCGGCGGGCATCCAGTCTTATCGCTGCCGCTTCATCGAGATATACGACGGACCGGCACTGATTGGTGGTCGCTATTGGCGATTCACCTCGACCCTCGAGCTGCGCGAGCGTCCAGTCATCCAGGGCGGCTGGGGACTCGACTATCCCGAGGCGCTTCGCTACATGAATTTCATCGATCTGACCATCAACCGTGAGTGGCCGCAGTCGTCTTATCAGGTGCACATGGCCGTCTTCGACTATTCACAAAACCAGGAGTGGCCCGACGCATGACCATTCTCAATCGGTTCTACGTAAGCGGCGGCCGTGACGTCGAGCTGCTGACCCTGCAGATCGACATCGCGGGCGATGCGACCCGGGCGATCGAGGCGCAGCGATACTTCTTCGTCAAGGACTTCGAGGATGCCGAGGCGCGCCTGGAGACCGGCGAGACCGTCACGTTCCAGGCCTTTGCCATGGACGTGGCCATTCCGCCTCGCAACCTGGACGGTACCCAGGATCTGAAATTCGCCCTGTGCAACATAGACGGCACCGCTAGCAACGCACTTCAGCACGCGCTGGTTGCCCGGCTCAAGACCTCTGTCGTCCTGCGCACCTATCTCTGGCCAGACATGGCGGCGCCATCGCAGCGTCCCTTTCGCTTCGACGTGAAGAGCGGGCAGTGGACGCCGACCCAGGTGGACGTCACGGCTGGCCACCGGAATCTGCTGGACACCGGCTGGCCGCGCGTTCTTTACACCCTCGAGAAGTTCCCAGGACTCAGGTGCATCGCATGATCGATACCAGTAAATACCTCGATGCCCGCTGGCTCGAGGGCGGCCGGGTGTGGCCGTTCGTTGACTGCTACGGAATCATCCTGGAAATCCGCCACGACCTGGGCCTGGACGAATGGCCCGCGTGGGATGGGATCACCAAGCAGGAGGATGGGCTGCACCGTCACGGCACGTGCTTTGTCGCGCAGCGTGAGCGCTGCGAGCCGGAGGCGGGCGCTGTCGCCTGCTGTTACACCGGCAGCCTGATGACGCACGTCGCCGTGGTGGTTGGGGCTCCGGACGGGCTGCGCGTTGCCGAGTGCAACCCGGGCCGGGGTTTTTCATGCACGCCGCTATTGCGGTTCAAGCGGCGCTGGCTGCGCGTGGAGTTCTATCGATGATTCGCATCTATCCATCGCGTCATGCCATCAACCTGTACCCGAGCGAAGAGGGTGCGGCCATCGAGCGTCATGATCTGGCCGAAGCCTGCACGATCGCCGAATGGATGCAACGCAACGTCGAAGCGTTCGAAACGCTTGACGTGCCGCCGATCAGCTTCGATGTCGACGGTGAGCAGGTGCCGCCCTCGGCCTGGGCCGAGTTCGTGCTACAGGCGGAGGCTGATGTGCGCATTTACCCGGTGCCTTTCGGCGAAGGTGTGGTCGCTGTGTTGGCCTGGGCTGCGGCAGCCATTGCCGCCGTAACACTTGTGTACGCGCTCACGCTGAACACCGATATGCCGGACAGCAGCACTAGCACGGGGGACAAGCTCGACCTGAATCCGGCCAAGGCCAACAGCGTCAAGCTCTATCAGGTGATCCGCGAGGTGCTCGGCACCGATCGCATTTTCCCGGACTACGTCGTGCAACCCATCAGTCGGTTCGTTAGCGGCCGAGACGTGCGCACCAGCCTGTTCCTGTCGGTCGGTGTCGGCCAGTTCAGCATCCCGCCGAGCCGCATCAGGATCGGTGAGACGCCCATCGCCGCGTTCGGCGATAAGGTGAGCTACACGATTTACGCTCCAGGCGAGTACGTCGGTGGTGATTCGCGCAGCGAGAACTGGTATTCGGTGGCTGAAGTCGGCGGGTCCAAGGCCGCGACTGCGGGGCTGGACCTGGACTCGCCGAGCGAAACCACGTCGCCCCTTGCCGATGCCGTGGTGCTTGCCGGATCCAGCATCACGCTGATCGGCGACTCGCCGTCTCTGCCTGACAGTTGGGGCGCCGGCACCGTCATCAACCTGGTGGTGCCCGACTCGTTCACGGTAACCAGCAGCACTACGCACAGCGTGATCGCCGGGCCGCTGGGTGAGCTCGCGCCGTTCGCGGGTATGCAGGTTTCACTGTCGGCCGCCACCGAGGATCTGGATCTGGTCGTCGCCAGCTTCACCGCCTACGCGCCGCCCGTTCCGGGTACCGGTGGCAGCCCTTCGAGCGTAACGGCAAGCGCTGCGCCGACGACCTATGATTTCTCGTCGTCGGGCGTCGTATGGTCGCTGACCTATGGTGGCAACACGCGATCCGTCTCCCTGACGGCCGACTACCTGAACATGAGCGGCGTGGTCTCGGCGATCACCTCACAACTGTCGGGCATGGGCCTGGTGGCGCAGGATGAATCGGGGCGCCTGAAAATCCTGGAACCAAGCAGTCCCTTCCGAGGCGGTGAAATCAGCCAGAGCAATTCACCAGTAGCCGTATTCGGCATCGGCCCCGTGTTCGTCACTGGCTCGGCATCCACTGGCGGCGCGCCTGAGCAACTGGCGAAAATCACCTTGCGCTACGACGACGGTCAGCCGTTCGCCGGCCTGCCGAATGGCACCCAGCGGCTGGCGATCGGGCATCGCCAGAACCGCTACCGTATCATCGACGTGACCGGGCTCACCATTGCCGTGCAGCGCCTCAATGCTGCGGGAATCGTGGATACCGGCTGGCCTGGCTTCACCGATCGCACATTGCTGGATTTCGAGCTGAGCGCCACGACTCACGCGGGCGAAAACTGGATCGGTCCGTTCATGGGCTGTCCCGAGGGTGAGTTGATCGACCGCCTCGAGTGGGACATCTTTTTTCCGAGTGGGCTCATGCACACTGACAAGAAAGGGCGCTCCCGGCCCTATTACTCCCAGGTGATCGTCGAATGGGCGGATGTGAAAACGGGGGAATGGAATCGTATCGTCACCAATTACGAGGAAATGACGAAGGACGGCTTCGGCCGTACCCATGGTATCGATTTCGCCACGCCGCTGCGCCCGCTGGTGCGGGTACGACGCGGTACCAACCCCGGCTGGTCGAACAGTGTAGACACCACCCAGTGGTACGCCTTGCGCGGCCGGTTGCTCGATCGCCCGACGCGCTATGACGATGTGACGATCATCGCGCTCACGGTTCGCACCGGCTCGCGCCTTTCGGCGCAGTCGGATCGGCAAGTCAGCCTCGTGGGTACGCGCCTCTATGGGCGGGGTGAGAACCGCTCGATCTCTGCTGCTGCCGCGTACGTGTGTACCAGCCTGGGCATGCCATTGGCGGACCTCGACAGTGAACAACTGCAGCAGCTCGACGCGGAATATTGGGCGCCCAGGGGCGAAACCTTTGACCATACCTTCGAAGAGGCCATCACCGCGCAGGAAGCGCTGCAGAAAATCTTCGCCGCCGGCATGAGCCACCTGGTGATTGAGGACAGCATGATCTCGGCGGCCAGGGAGGGCGTGCAGCCCGCCCAGGGCATGCTCACGCCGCACGACCAGACAGCCGAGCTGGTGTCCACGTTCGTGGCGCCCAGCGAGGATGACTACACCGGAGTCGATGTCAGGTACATCAACCCACTGACATTTTCGGAGGAAATCGTCGAGTGCCGGCTGGACAGCGTCGACCCGTTGAAAATCGAGACCTACACCCTCGACGGTGTGCACGATCGCACGCGCGCCTGGCGTATCGGTATGCGGCGCTTGCTGAAATATCTGTATCAGCGCATCACCCATCAGACGGAAACCGAGATGGATGCACTGGCCTACCGCGTGATCGACCACCTGATCTTCGCGGATGACATTCCCGGCAATCAAACGATCAGCAGTGTGATCGAGCAGATCGCCATCGACGGCGACAGGGTATTGATCACCACCAGTGAGCGGTTGGACTGGGCATTCAGCGGTCCGAGTTGTGTGATTCGCTGGCAGGATGGATCGGTAACGCCACTACTCAGCGCCGGTCGTGTCGGCAGCGATGTGCTGTCGGTCGGCCTGCAATACGTCGGCGATCAGCTCGATGGCATCGATTGGGAGATGGAGCCACCCAGACTGCTGTTCTGCTCCTCGAACAGCGTCGGCTATCCCGCGATGATCGACAGCATCGAGCCCGACAGCAACGGCCGCTGCAAGGTGACGGCCAAGCAATACGACCCGATCTTCTACAGCCACGACAACGCCTCGCCGGCGTAACCCCTGTTAATCACCTCAACGACACGACCCGCTACCCGGGGTCGTGGGATTTTTCACATCTGGAGAAAATACATTATGGCTTTCAATACCCTCAATCCAATCGACAGCAGCGATCCGCGTGATCTTTTCGATAACGCCGCCATCTTCGACCAGTACATCAATGCCTCCACACCTTTCGTTCCCGACAGGTTCAAGGTCAATCGGTTGACCCTGGGCGGAATGCGCTACAACTTCGAGCAGTCACAATCCGGGCGGACAGTTGCCTTTCAGCAGTTCCTGCGGGACAGCGCTTTCGAGGTTCCGGTCGCTTATGCCGCGGGGCTGACGCTCGAGCGCGCGTCTCAGACCTTCGTTCGCGATGGCGTCCAGTACCGGATTGCCGACCCTGCGGATCTCGCCTACACGCTGACCGGAAACTGGCCGGGCGAGTCAGGCAGGTTCGTATCGATGTCATCGGACATGCTCAGCGATGCTGAGCGCACGCGTCTTCGCAGCCTTTCGGTTTGTGTCGACAGCTACATAACCGAGGGCATGATCGATCACGCTCCGGCATTCCAGGCTGCGATTGATACTGGCGCTCCGCTTGTCGTTTGCAGTGGCCTTCGATCCTATGACATCGCGACCACCGTTAACCTGCGTAGCAACCAGGCCATCGATCTGTGCGGTTCTGTGATCAACGTCACCGCCTCGACCATGCTGGATGCGGCATTTTTTGGCTTGGCGATCGTCAATCAGAAAATGCGCGGCGGTACGATCAACTGCAACGGCATGGCGAAATCCGGTGTGCGTGCGCATTCCGGCGATACAGGCTGTGATGCGCTTTCCTACACCTGGCTCAGGATCACGGGAACAGCCAACGATCCCACCTTGCAGTATGGCGGGATTGAAGTAGCGTCGCGTGACGGCTTGGCCGGCGCTCGCAACGCCAACGTGATGATCGCGTTCTGTGAATTCGTCGATGTCGGTACCCATGGTTCGTTGGTGTACGTCACTGACAGCGGTTCGTTCGTGAACAACATGGTGGACGGGTCTCCTAACCACGGTATGGAGTTCGTGGCCTGTAACGACTGTATCCAGACGGCAAACCGAATCTTCAACTGCACCCTGTCTGCGCTGGGTGTCGGCGCTGGAACGATCGGCTTCGTCATGTCCGGCAACTTCGCCAGGAACTGTGGCGGTGACGGTACCTTCACTGTCGAGCATAACAGTATCGATGGTGTGGTGAGCTGTAACGTTGGCCTGGACTGCAACACTTCCGGCATCAACATCTCCCACGGAGAGTCTGGTGCATCAACTCGGCTGCGTAACATTTCAGCGATCGGCAACGTGCTTCGCCAGAAGTCCGGGATCAGCAATTACATCGGCATCAACGCCTACGCTTCTACCGGCATTCACATGGGGTCTGCGGTGTTCATCCAGGGCAATACGGTGGATGGATTTACTCGCCCCATCGAGTATCGATACTTCGAGGACGGGCTGGTCAGTGAAAACATCATTGATGGCAGCACCGTCAATTTTGCAGTTCTTCTGGCCCACTGCACCAGGGTCAAGGTGAAGGGCAACATCTGCTCCGCGGACACGCTGGATCACAGCTTCCAGGCGCTGAATTACGGGGCGCTGATCTGCGATCTGATCGATTTCGATGACAACAGCACGATTGCATCGGGCACTGCCGCGAAGTCCCTGATCTATATCGAGGGGGCCGGGACGCACAGAGCAAGCGCCAACCGTACCGGTGGCTCTCTGCATTTCGTTGAGTGTTTGAACACGGCGACTGTATACACCGGGGACAACTGGGGGGCTCTGGCCGGAACGCCCTATGAGGGCGGAACCACGCTCGCCACCCTCAGCGGCCGCACATCGCTGACGGTCGGCACCGCAGGTCCCGCGGCTGCTTTGCCGGCAAACCCAGAAGGCTACCTGACCATCTTCAATCCGCAGGTCGGTCAGGTCAAAGTCCCCTACTACAAGACCGGCAGCCAATAATCATCAGCCCGCCTCGAGCGGGCTTTTTCATGCCTGGAGAATCCCATGACCCTCTCAGAACTCAGGGAACGGGCCATCGCGCCCGCTCTCGCGCTTCTGCCTGCGCGCCTGTCCGGCGCCATGGCGGAGGTGATGCTGCTGTCGATCACCCAGCAAGAAGACCCGGAGCAGCGCCGGCGGCAATGGCCGGCCGGCCCGGCCCGGGGCCTGTGGCAGTTCGAGCAGGCTGGCGGCGTGCGCGGTGTGTTGAATCACGTATCGAGCCGCAAGCACGCCCTGGCCGTCTGCATTGCCCGCAGCGTTACGCCGGAGCCGGCGACGGCCTGGGCCGCGCTCGAGCATGATGACGTATTGGCCGCAGTCTTCGCCCGCCTGCTGTTGTGGACGGATCCCAGGCCGCTGCCCTGTGCAAACGATCCTGTCGGTGCTTGGGACCTGTATGAGCGTACCTGGCGACCGGGCAAGCCGCACCCGCAGCGCTGGCGGGCAAGGTTTGCCGCTGCCGTGCGAGAGGTGGCGTGA